GAAAAAATCACCATACTTACATAAATTACGAATCCAGGGCCATAAATTAAATTCTATATTTAAAACATCATAGAATAGGTTATATAAAATTTTCTGCACATCCTCATCACTACTTCTGATTTGAAGCACTTCTCCCATATCATTCTTTAATGTTGATTCATCAGCTATAATATCTAACGCTGATGCTATAATAGCATCTGTATCCATAGCATCATACTCAGAATATAGTTGAGGTCTTAATGTTTGATAGTTAAATGAATTTTGATAACCATGTAATGAAGTACCTGAGTTTGTGTAGATTCTGTTGAATCTATCTACTAATGAATTATTTTGAAACTCCCCGGATTGTTGGATTTTATTAGTATCCATTACTCGAAGTTGGTTTCCACCAGCGTTACGAATAACTACATCCGTTGAAAATAATCTTTTTAATCTTGGAAATAAACCTTTGTCTGCCATTGTTTTTGTTTTTTAGAGAAGCCAACTAATGTCTTCTTCTCCACCTGAGTATGGGTTATCTATCTTAAATGGATTCTTTTCCGAATTAGATGAGTAACCTCCTAAGTACTTTTGTTGGGATGTTGTGGTATTATTTAACATGCTCTTAGTTAAATCGATACCGTTTTTATTATATTTAAAGGCCGTATCTCTGATATATTGCCCGATACTAAAAGGCATTATTAAATCATCATTGTATCCTTGTTGTGCTTCTGGTCTACCATTTTTCCATATAAATACCTTCATTTCTGAAATTAATCTACTTGAGCGAATGATAACACCTTTATCAGCTATAGATTCTTGGAATTTGTTTATACAAATAGGTCTAGTTCTTGAAGACATTGTAAATCCAGGAGTCATTTTTGATGTATCTATATATTCGTTAAAATATGAATCTGATGTTACGTTTCCGCCTTTTGGAGAGTAATATAAGTTTGGGTAAGCTCTATCTATAATAGTCTGTATTGTGTTCCACCCAATACTCGCGTTTTCAACAACTAATAATGCGTTGTTATATTCGGTAGCAATACCAACTAATAAATGACCAAATTCCTTAGTGTCAATTTTACCTTTATATTCCCCAACTTGAGTGTTGTTTTCTATATCTAATATATGGAAAGTCGAGAAATCTTTCCCGTCCCCTCTGGCAACATCTGCAATTACAGCATACGCTCTAGAATAATCAGCGGGTTCCCATATCCATAAATTTCTATCAGCTCCACGTTTTTCTAACGGCTCAGTTACATAGGTTTGTTTATAAAACTCTACAAATTCATTATAGAATACAACATCTCCTGAAGTGCTGAAATCGCAATCACATTCTTGGGCTGCTAATCTAGGATCTCCTAATAACCCATCTTGCTTATCTCTCCATTCTTGATCTCTTTCGGGGTGAACATACCATGGAAGTTTGATTGGTAAGAAGTCGTTATCAGTATTTAATCCATCTTCGGCAGCTTCCCACATTTGGTGAAACCAATTACCAGTACCATAAGGTGTAGATAAGATTATAGCACCCCCACCAGTAGCTAGTGTTTGTTGTGCGGCACCCCAGGTTTCCTTGATATTATCAATAAACGCAGCCTCATCAATAATCAATAATGAAACGGCTTCTGAACGTGCGGCATCACTATTTGAGGATTTAGCTTGTATTTTGGAACCATTCTTTAATCTTAGAGATAGTTTGTTATTTTCCATAGATGGAACTTTTAACCATGATGGTAAGTTCTCAAACATAAATTGGACCTTAGATACTAAGTTACGGGCTGTTGCCTGTGTTGTTGCTAAGGCTAAAACGTTTTTATTTTCGTGGAAAATCATTAACCATAAAGCATATCCGGAGCTGAGGGTAGAAATGCCTAGCTGTCTTGATTTAAGGATAATACTGTATGGGTTTTCTTGAAGTAATGTTAGGACCTTTTCTTGGAATGCGTATAAACTAAATTGAATTCTACCTCGTTGTGGATGTTGGATATAACAATATTTTTTCATAAAATACACCGGATCTTGAGCGCATTTTAAGTATTCCTCTCGGAGTATATTTTTTATATCTTTTCCCATTTAATTATTTACCTAATTTCCAATATAATTTACCTACAATCATAAGATTAAAATCGGGGTTGACTCCAAATCCTATACCAAAGGCTGTTTTTTTCTTGTTAGTATATAAAATTTCACCACCAACATAAGTTAAATTTGTTCTTGTTCCTCCTAAACCTACTCCTAAATAATATCCTCTTTTTTTAACCACCGAATCTCTAGTGATCGTTATTGTAGGATAGAGAAGATCATATTCAATACTCCGGCTTTTAATCTGGTTTCTTGATATCGAATCCTTTATTCTTATGGTAATGCTATCGTTATATAATGTATCAAAGTAGGTGTAGGTAGCAAAGTAATCTTTTAAAATATATGTAGTATCTACATCTTTATATATAGTTGTATCTTTGTACTCAGTCCTGGTTTTCCATTTAGGAATATAAATGGGAACTATCTTAATGATAGTATCCCATTTAGTTTCTACCCTCACCACTACCGGAGGATCCGGGTTTGGGGTTGGGGTTGGATTTGAAGAACAGTTTCTTAAAAATAATATTACTAATATAAGAACTACAATTAGTAGAGTTTGGATATTTTTGAAGATATTTTTCAAATTATTTAATCTTCAATACTTAATTCATCATCCTTACCTTCATCAGATGCACTATCCTCATATGATGCTTGAAGTTCTTTTCTCTTAGCAGTCATATCCTTTAACTTTTGAGTTAACGAATCTGATTTCGTTTTATCACCGCTTTCTTTAGCTGCTTTAAATTCTTTGGCTACTTTTTGCATTTCAACTTTATGGGCATCTAGTAAATCTAAAGCATCTTTATCACCTTTAGTACCTTTCTTTATTTTAGGAATTGAGTCTCTTTTGGCCTTAGCTTTGATTTTGTTAGTTGCTTTCTTAATGTCTGAAGCTTCTGTATCTTTAGTTGTGGTAATTGTTTTTTCGATTGTTGAGTATCCCATATTCGAGTCTTTCTTCTTCCCCGATACTTTCTCACCTTTTTCTTTTTTAACTTTAGCAGGTTTATTTGGATCTGCTTTTCTACCTCTTTTACCAGTTTCAAAATCGATAAAATCAGCTAAGTCTTTTTCCAATACCCCTCTTGATTTTGGGTTGTTATATGAAGCAACGTCCTTACCTGTTTCCTTAGATAATGCTTTATAATCAATTTCACCTTTTTTCTCTAAGGTATCAAGAGTATTATATAGAGCAGTTCCTACTTTGTATTTATCTTTTTCTATTTTAAGAGCAGCTTTAGCTTTACCAGCGTCACCTTTAATTTTATAAAAGGTAGCCATCTCATTAATATCCTCTTCAGATAATACTTTACTTATCTCCTCTTGGATGATTTGTCTTAGTCTTTCGTTTTTAAGTTTCATTATTGTTTTTATTTTATTCTTTTACTAATACACCTACGACTGGATCACCACCACTAGTATCGCCTGTTATGATTACATTACCTTTACCGTATTTCTCAAGTAGCATCTTCATACTCTCCTCAATATTATCCCATTTGATAAATGTACCATCTACTTGGTTAGTTTGCTTCCAACGATATCCAGACTTCTTTGTTTTGTACTTATATTCCAATACATCTTCTCGGCTAACCTCATCAGCTCCGATGAAGTATTTACCACCACCAGATACTTTTACTACTTTTTCAATCTCCTCACGGATGATTTCAATAATGCGGTTTTTTTTCATATTCAAATTTTGTTATAAATATTATAAATTGAGTGTCTGTTTTACTTTTTGGACGCGTTCTTCAACGGTTCCGTTTAATTTTATTAATTTTTGAATACAACCTTCATATTCTGTTAAAATACTTGTAATCTCATTATCTACTTGACTTCTATATTCTGGGTCTGTAGTTCGAACACCATTATCTTCAATTTCAACACCTTCAGGTGATATATAGAAGATGAAATCATATTCTGATAGTATTTTAGATGATAATTGACGGTATATTTCTTTATGGTTTTTAGGGATTGAATTTGCTAATGACGTGAAAGCCATAACATCTACAATAGTTCGGTCAGTAATTATGTTTGGTAGGTATAATTCGGAACATCTTTCAGCCATGAATATAATTTGACCCTTTAAGGTACTGTCAGTATTCAATGGAATTCCTAAATCCCTAAGATATTTAGATCGTTCTGTTTTGAATTCATAACTTTTAAACTCCGGGAGTTCTTTTAATGCATTGACTAATGTAGTTTTTCCTACACTCATCGTTCCTGTAAAACCTATCTTCATACTATAAATATAACTATTATTTTTACCTAAACCAAGCTTTTATATATTTTCAATATAAAGTTGGAAATCTTCTATAATATCTCTCTCATATTGAGATGATGATTTGAGTGCGGTTTCAAGTATGAGACTACCATCACCTTTTGATTCTGTTAATAATCCCTTTAATGGGAAAAGTACGGATTCTGATAATAGGAATTCTGATTCATCACCATAATCCTCTACATCGTTTAAATATAAACTAATATATTTATTTAAATTTTCGTTGGTAAGTTTCATATATAATATTTTTTATTTTTTTAATAACCTCTCCGATTTTTGTAATCTGTTGGTTTAACCATTTTAATCTTTCCCCAAACCTTTTACCTTTCATAGGTTCTTCTATGTTTGCTTCGGGTATATATTTTAGTAAAGGTTTGATGTACTCAGTACCAGCTAAAAATATAAATGTATCTTTTTCAGGATTTATTCCAGATGATTTCATTTGGGATATTGTTTTCTCACCCCATGCTTCTTTCTCATCTTTTTTCATCTCTTTAAGAGTTAGATCATATGGATCTAACATCATTGTAAGTGGTGTTAAGTTATGTTTAGCAGATAAAATATACATTTTATCAGGTTTGAGAGACTTCCCATATTCCAAAGTTTTTCTAAACATTGGTGAGGCTGAGTATAGGTCTTGAGCTTGAGATTTTTTATCAAGTTTAGATTTAGTGCAGCTTAGTAATACTATTCTTGCCATAAAGGAGATATTTTGTTATAAATATTATAATTCTATACTATCAACCCAGTTATGTGAGTTTACCATATCACTTAAAATACTTTCAACGGTGTAAATCGCTTGAGCCCCACTAACCGTAATACCTCGAGCAGATAAAGCATCACCGACGAAATGCACATTTGGATATTTAGTTAAAGATAAATCTCTATAGTTAACTAATGGTTCTGGTGATAAATATTTAACTTCGGGCATGTAAATACCCCAATCATTACCTAATGTTGGGAATACTTTCTTCATATCCTCAATAAAATCCTCAATATACAGAGCATAATCTCCTATGGCATCGTATAAGGGTTGAATTGAGTCTACTACCTCACAACCAACATAATTACCCTCTGATGTTGTTGAGGGTGTTCTTTGATGGTTAGGTGAGTAAAAAGTACCGACTCCATTCTTTTGCAGTTTCTTAACGGCATCACGTGACCAATCGAATGGTTTATCAATATCTTTAATTTCCATTAATATACCAAAATTAGTCATATCATTACGATATTTTTCATCTTTTCTAGCATGACCATTATAACTTACGTCTCCATAAGTATGCTCAGCAGCTACATAGGCGGCATTATTATTAGTACAAAATGAGCGAAGTGAAACGCCTTTATCTTCAAATTTCTTATAAAGTTTAAAATCATAACTTACATCTATTAGTTTCTGGAAGTGTGGTTGAGGAGCTTCGAATCGTACTCCTATTTGTACTGCTTTAGGTTCGGTTGGTAAGTCATATTTTTCGGCTAATTGTTTACCAAAATCAATACCTGATTTACCTACACCGAATATTAGAGTATCATATTTGTTATCAAAATCACCATATGATCTTTCATCTGTAAATACTTCTTGGGTATTGAAATCAATTCGGGTAACTTTTGTTTCCCATTCAAAATTAACACCATTATCAACTAAAAAATCATACCAATTTTTACCTATTTCGTGTAAGTAATCTGTACCAACATGCCATACAGGAAATAACCTTAAACCAAAATAGGGTTTAATAAAATCGGGTTCTGATTGAGGGTCGGAACACTGTACTTCTTCGGGTTTAGGATGGAAGCGTTTAAAGTTATCAATTACTTGATCAAATAATTCCATGGCTTTCTCTTCACCACAATATTTACTTAATTGACCTCCAATTGAAGTATGGTAAGTTAATTTACCATCTGACCAACCTCCGGCTCCTAAGAAACCTTCCATTACTTCAGAGTATTCTCTCCTATATGGATCTTTACCCATATCTATAATTGTGATTAATTCTCCTGGGTAGCCATTGTCTACTAACTTTGTTGCAGCATTCACACCTGCTACTCCGGCACCTACAATCACTATCTTTTTTCTCTCCATCTGTTTAATTTTATGTTATAATATAAATAAAAAAAATCCGTAAGCCAAATAATTGGGTTACAGATCCTTTAAAGGTTTTTATTAATCGACTAGGCTATAAATCTAATCTATA